CGCCCCGAGATCCGACGCGCTTGCGCTCAGTCCACGAGCCCCAGTTCGACAGGGGATTGTCGGTGCTGGAGATCGTCTGCCCGGCAGCTCGGTAGATTCCATCGACCGCGACCTTGATCTCGGACACCAGCACCTTGGCGGTGTCCTCATCAAAGCGCTTCATGCGAGCAACGAACTGGCCGAGCCCGTTGACGTTCACGGCCCACGGTGCTGTCATGCCTTGGCCTCCTGAGCCCGCCAGCGCAAGTAGCGCAGCATCGTGACGATCATGCGGTCGCCTTGATTAGCGACCACGTCGGGCGCCAGACCGAACTCGTAGGCCAGATGGACTACGACCCAATGAGCGCTGGACTCTCCAAAGGGACGATGTCCGAGTTGGTCTCGGAGTCGTCCTGCACCGCGTCAACAATGTTGACCCAGTCATCGAAGTCCAGCGCCGTGGCCTTGGTCCGCTTGGCGGCGTGCCAGGCAGACCACCACAGGTATTCGATACGGCCGGACGAGATCGCGCTGGTCGGCTTGTCGTAGGTCCGCTCAAACGCGATGAGGTCGGCAGCGCCGACCTTCACCTGTTCCGTCCGGCCGTCCTCGTAGGTGACGACGAGTGGGATGCGCATCATGGGGGCAGGCTCCTAGATGTCGAAGGGTCAGGAGGTGGCCTTGGTGACCGTGCCCGACGTCGGCCACGTCACCTGCTGGGTCGGAACGTCGCCAACCGAGGCAGACAGCGGCTGCACCTGAGTGACCAGGCAGGGCACGGTGTACGAGGGGTTGGTCGCGCTTGCGGTGCCGGACGTGGGCAGGATGACCACGGTGGCGATGGTGCCCAGCAACGGGTACAGGGTCGCCTCCACCGAGCTGGCCGCGAAGTCCTGCAGGAAGTTCAGCTTCAGGGTGCCCTGCTTGAGGCCTGCGACGTGCTGACGCCAGCCGACGCCGAAGGTGGAAACGTCCTTGTCGTCAGCCTCAATGGTGAGGTCAACGGAGGACAGAGAGGTGGACAGCGCCGTGCCGTTGATGGTCACGGTGAAGTCGGTTGCGGCGAACTTAGCCACGGTGGTGCTCCTTTGTTATGTGTTGGCGAGAACGGTGACCTGAAAAGTCGCCGCGAGGAAAGTGGTCTCTCCGATGAGCAAGGGGCCGTAGTTGCTCATGGCAATCACTCGGCAGTCCTGAGCGGTACCGCCGAGAGTTCGGTCGCCCTCGATGGCGGCCTTCACCGAGGCCGAGCCGGTCGAGGAGCAGTAGCCATCGAGGACGGCCTGCGCGCCGCGCTCGCTGGCGCGCTGCGCGATCACCACGATGTTGAAGGCGAGGGTGTCCAGCCCTCGACGCATCGCGGTGTCAAAGTCCACGCGCTCGGGCACGACGACCGCGATGGGGGGCGTCGGGTTGTCCGGCACGAAGCTCGAGGAGCGCAGGCCCGAGATCGTGGCCAGTCGCGTGGCCAGCCCGGTGCGAATATCGGCGATGCTCACAGGGCTGCCCGCAGGCGACGGTAGGGCTGCAGCAGCACCTCGACGTCAGGATCCACGCGGGACAGCAGCCGCACGGCGCCGAACTCGCCCATGGTCACGCCCAGCGGGGTTGAGAGGCGGGCGAAGAATCGGCTGGACTGCATGACGGCGGCCTGCGTGACAGAGCTGGGGGTCGATCCGAACGCGAACTTGCCGGTCACGCGCACGGTCTGGATCCCCATATTCACCGGCCACGCGAAGGTCGAGGTCGTGGCCCGCAGGCGCGTGGTCGGCCAGGTGAGCCCGTCGGTGAAACTGTTCAGCGGCTCGGCTTGGTAGGAGGTCGTGGTCGTCCAGTCGGTGCCGTTGGAGGAGAACTCGACCGTGGTGATGCTGGACAGGTCATCGACCTCGACGACGTCGGGCTTGCCTGCTGCATAGGTGCGCGTGGAGTCGGTGGCTGCGGTGCCGAAGGTGCGCCCGCAGTAGGCGTTGATGGCCTCGTCAGCGCTCGACAGCGCGAGGGTGAGCATTGAGTCATCGACTGAATCTGTGAGCCTCAGAGCGGCCTTGACTTGGCTTAGAGAGGCATACGTCACGGGGGCTCCTAGTTGATGTCAGCGAGCGCGGATCGGTAGGTGTGGCCCTCCAGCCACAATCCGACCCACGGGTTCAAGGAATGGACGCTCGTGCCGCGCTCGCGCAGCTGCGCGGCGACACCGGCGAGGGTGCGCTGCCAGACCTCCATCGGGTTGTCCCCGCGGACGTATCCGGTGAAGTTCTGAGCGCCGTCAATAACTCCGCAGTCCGCGCCCACCAGCACGATATGCGCGGCCCCGAGATAGTGAGCGAAGTGCATCGTCATGTGCAGGCTGGTCGGCCCGGCGACGAGGCGGTGCTCCTGCGTCGGCCAGTCCGACGCGGCGTCAAAGGCACCGAAGCGCTGCGGGTTAGTCGGAAAGAAGTAGATGTTCGGCTGCGGCATCGGACCGCTGTAGGCCTCGGGGCCGCCAGCGCCGAGGTCGGCCACCGGGGTGATCACCGGCAGATCGGGCCGAGCGTTCGCATTGTTGACCGCGTCGCGGTGATAGTGCGTCACCGTGAAGTAGGCGGGCAGGTTCAGGCGCCAGCCGACGTTATTGACCGCGACCACGAGCTTGTCGTAGAAGAACTCCACGGGCATGTGGTCAAGGGTCGCGCCGGATCCCAGCACCCAGATGGTTGAGCCGGGCAGGCATTTATGGAACTCGTGCGGGTCGCTCGGCAGGGTCAGTCCCACGAGAGCCTCCTGCGCCTGGCCAATGTCCAGCGCCCCTCGGAGTAGTCACCGGCCTCGACCTTGTCGCTGTAGTACTGAGCGTTAGCCGGAAAGGTGTGGCCGTTGCGGGCAGCGAAGCCGCCGGCAGCCAGGGTGCTGGAGTTGTCGTGCCGCACCGGGATGTCGGTGCGCTCGATATGGACACCTGCCCTCTCGGCTCTGTGCAAATACTCTGTGTCCTCGAAGTACGCTGGATGAAAGGCCTCATCGAACAGCCCGACCGAGTCCACAATGCGGTCGCCGATCGTGAAGGCCGACCACGCAGGCTGGCAGCCACTCAGGGTCAGGGCCTGCGAGCTGCTGGCCCTAGCCAAGCGCTCCAGACTTCCGACAGGCCAGATCACGTCAAAGTTGCAGATAAGCCACCACGGCGCGAAGGGCGTGGACTTGATGCCGAGATTCCACGAGCCCGCCACGCCGAAGTTGGCGGGCATCGGCAGCAAGTGCGTGGTCAGCGCGTAGGGCGTCTGCGCCTGCTGCGGATCCACCACGCGGCCGTTGTCGATGATGACCAACTGCTCGATGGCGAAGTCGATGCTGTCAATCATGCGGTAGAGCAGCTCGGGGCGAGCCAGCACCGGCACGATCATCACCGGGATCACAGGGACGCCTCGAGGTCAGCCAGGAAGGGGCGCCACTTGGTCTGGTAGATCATGTCGGCGTCGTAGTTGTTGACGATATGAGCGCGGGCCTTGGCGCTCATGCCACGGCCGCGAGCGTAGGCAGCCTCAAGGGCCTCGACGATGTTGCCGACGATCGGCTGATTGAACCAGCCATGCTGCGCGGCGTCCCACCACGGCTGGCCCTTGACCAGCCAGCCATCGCCGAGAAGTTCGGTCTGCGCGGAGAAGTCCGAGACAATCACCGGGCGCTCGCAGGACTGCATCTCGGCGGCCGTCAGGCCGAAGCCTTCCCCCATTGAGACCATGAGGCCGACGTCGCAGGCGGTGTAGATCGCGGCCAGCCCCTCGTCGGGGATGCCCATGCGGTAGGCGTACTGGTTCACGAAGCGGTACTGATCCTCGCGCAGGCCGAGCGACTTGATGATCTCCGGCAGCTTGACGCCACCCATCGCGCCGTCGCGCTCGGTGTGCAGGTAGAGCACGGCGTCGTCGTGCTGCTGGGCGAACAGCGAGAAGGCGAGCAGGTTCTCGCCCCACGACTTGCGGCTCGGGTTGATGCCTTTGTTTGCGTTGATCGCGCCGACCACGAAGCGGTCCTCGTCAATCCCCATGATCGCGCGGCCGGTCATCATTTTGCCGCCGACCGAGACTCGCGCTGTCGGCTTGAAGACGGAGGTCTCAATGCCGTGCGGGATGAAAGTCGAGTCCACCTTGTCGTGGGCGAGCATCTCCTGGCCGAACTTGCTCATGGCCACCGGGCGAACGGTCGGCTTGCGTAGAAACTCCACGACCGCCGGCGGTGCCGGAACGTGGTCGATCGGCACCCAACTGACGGTCGGGATGTCATCAAAGCGCGGGGAGTTGAGGACCCAGACGTCAAAGAGAGTGAACTGACAGGCTTTAGTGCCGGGATAGCGCGAGGTCCAGTCATCAAAGTACGGACCCACGATGTCGTTGTTATAGGCATCGAGTCCGCGCGGAAAGACGGTGACACCTTCCCATTCGGTGATCATCTGCTCGATGCCGTAGTTCGCGGCGATCGCCATGCGATGACCGTCGGCCGCCATGCGGCGCACGACCTGCTTGGTCTGGGATCCGTAGCCCGTATTGGTCCACGGTGCGTTCGAGTGCCAGGTGGCGGTCAGGGCCACGGTGCTCCTTCTTAGGTGCTCACCGGCCGAGCCTGCCCTCGGCCGGTGAGCGGTCTGAGTTCAGCGACGCTCCACGTCGGGCACGCTGCGAGCACGCCGGACGCGGTTGTCGATGAAACGGTCGAGAGAGGCCAGCAGCGCTTGGAAGCGTTGCGGGTCTGTCTCGGATGCGAGCTGCGCGTGCAGGGCGCGCAGTTGGTCGTCGTCAGTCATGGCAGGGGGCAGCAGGGCCGCCGGGTTACGACGGCCCTGCTGCTGGCTCACTTAGTAGCCGGACTGCGGGACGAGGCCGGTGCCGACGATCTTGGCGATACCCGCGGGGTAGCGGGCCGCGATC